CCTGGAATCCTACAATGGTTTATACCAAAGCAAAAAATTCTGATTTTTGGGAAGGATATGATTAAAACTTTTGCGTCGTTCATGATGAGATGTTAGCGGTAGACGATCCTACTACCCGAGGTGAGCAATGTGCGGAATTTCTCAATATGGTGGATACTAATCCTATGTCATTAAATATGGCATTTGGTGCGAAAGGGCAAAATTATTTTACTAGTCCTTTTATAATTGTGGCCACCAATGCTACGGATAAATCCCTTCGATCCGAATCGGGCATGACAGCTCCTACATCGTTTTTTAGACGTAGGCATGTTAATGTTACAGTTTCTCGTAATGAGCATGTTGAGGATATTTTACAGAATGAATCTTATCAAAGAGCATGGTTTTATACTGAATATTATGACCCGGACCCAGCAAATGCACAACATCTTGCCCTCCAGGATCAGACTGTTACTCTTTGTGAACATGGTCAGTTGTGCTCAAAAAAAGAATGTTCTAGCAGACATGTTGAATCATATTATGAGTTGTTGAAGCGGAAGAAGGTACAAACTTCAAACTTTAAAGAAATAGCTCATAGAGTTGCAATGGAGATTGTAAGGAAATATAAAACTACGTCTTCCCTTCGGCAACGATTGGCGACACATGAGTTTTTTCCAGAAATTCGTCCGGTTAATGAGGCTCACGGAACTCACCCTTATTCTTATTTTGGTTTAGAGCATAATCCTGACAAAGAGAACAATCGTGTTTTGTATAATTTTCCTTTAGGTACTGAGCCTGTTGCTCGTGCTCCTCCTACAGTTGAGGTCAAGGTTATTGACCCAATTGTTATTACTACACCAGTGTCTAATCGTCTTGATGCTCCTGAAACTACTATTTTACCTTTAAAGTTTAAGCCTGTTGTTGTTACTACGCCTGTTAGTAAGCGTCTTGATGCTCCTGAAACAACTACGTTGGGCCCTCAGTCTCCTCCATTTTATTACGATCCTAAGAAAGAACTTTCGCAATCAGTTGCCCAGTATTTTCCAATTGTTCAACATGAGGAGATTGATTTCTCTCGTGTGCCCATTGTTCTTGACGATGGGTCAGGCGTAGGTGTTCATATTGCGCAGGGTTGGGAAGATTATCAGGCTAAGCGAAATGCTATGATTGTTGATGATGACATGCGACTTTTGGTGATGAAACAGCAGCAAGATGTGCTTTTGATTGATGTTGTTAAAAATGATGACCTTCATGTTTCCAACCCTGGAAGAATAGGAGGCATGTTGTACCAATGGCTCGTTCCTTCCTGGTTTGGAAAAGTTAATGGTCCTGAGCAAGTTTCTCCCTACAGACCGGCGTATCAGGCCTGTGCCATTATGGCTTTTGGTTCAATTACGCAGGTCAATGAGCACCTCTTGGAAAATGAGTATAATTTGAATGGAGTTTCGAAGACAGATTCTTTTCCAGAAAGAATGATGGCAAAAATTTTCCAGATGAGCCATAATCCTGATTATAAGATACGAAAACAGGTTTATAATTTTTTGTTGGAATTGTTGATGTTAAAACGAATACAGAAGTTTTTGACAAAAGAAGATTTTGCCACTTTGAAGAGTAGAGCTATGGAAGATATCAATCCTATTACTGAGCGACTTTTTCGAATGCTTGAAGAATATGAGTTAGATTCTAAAGTTGTTGAAATATTTTCAGATCAGTTTGTAGTCTCTCATTTTAATCGACTTTATTTTGATATACCTTATGATAAACCTCAAGCATTTCTCACGTCTGAATTTGGATTGTGGCACAATCGTTTTGAGGCGGTTATGGACAAGAAGACTGGAACTTGGAACCCTGATCTGTCTTTTAATCAGTGGCGAATTCTCTTGAAACGATGGAAAAAAGATATAAAAGCAAAGACTCCATCTTCTCGTTCTTTTGAGATAGCCCAGTGGCTCAAGAAGTCAAATTCTTTTTCTGACTGGGTTTCATCACAAACGTATTTTACTTCATGGAAAGTGGCTGGAGCTGCAGTTGGTGTTCTTTTAGCTGCCGGGATTGCTTGGTATTTTCTTAAAAACAAAGTTTTATCTTTGACGGGAGACGTTACTCAGCTTTCTTTTGTTGATTCAGAAATTGAATCTAAGCTCGCGTCTCATACTGCCCAGTCTCTTTCTAAGGGTTTTCAAGCTAGACTCAAAGCTCGTCAAAGAGTTCTGACTCATAGAGCGCAAGGGAGTGAAGTTTTGAATGAATCAGTTATGTCGCAGATAAATGAAATTAGTAATAATATGCGGACGTTGACCTTTCACTATGGGGACAGAGAGATGTCTATACCTGTTTTCTTTTCAGGTAGAAGAGCTTTCGTCTACCATCACTGTTTGATAGTGCTTGGTTTTAATTTTGATAAAGTAACGATTTCCAATGATAAAGGCGTG